CTATTCTTAGTACGACCCAATGGCACAACACGTGCAAGAGTCTTAGCAGAAGCACCTAACGGAGCTATCCGAGAAGGTGATGCTGCTGATGTAAGTACACTGCAAGTCCAAAAATCAGGTGACATGCAGATAGCTTTTCAAACTTCACAGGAAATCAAAGAGCGTTTGTCCTTTGCCTTCTTGATGAATTCCTCAGTCCAGCGTAAAGCTGAACGGGTGACAGCCGAAGAGATTCGCTACATGGCTTCCGAACTGGAAGATGCCCTTGGTGGTATCTACTCCATTCTAAGTCAGGAATTCCAACTTCCCTTAGTAAACCGCCTATTACTCCAGATGCAAAAGCAGAAGAAAGTTCCGCAATTGCCAAAGGGTATGGTGTCTCCAACAATTGTCACTGGACTTGAGGCTTTAGGCCGAGGCCATGACTTAAATAAATTAGCTGCAATGCTCGACCACCTAGCTCCACTAGGCCCAGAAGCACTTCAGAAGTACATGAATGTGGGTGACTATATCACCCGTGTAGGTACTTCATTGGGCATGGATATGGATGGTTTAATTAAATCTGAAGAACAGATTCAACAAGAAGAACAGCAATCAATGATGATGCAAACTGGACAACAGTTAGCACCTCAAGCTTTTGATGCTGTGAAAGAGCAGATGACAGCACAACAAGGAAATGAACAAACATAATGGTAGATTCTGTAACGATTGCCCAAGGCGAAAAAACAGATGACCAAGCTCACATTGATGCTATGGTCGCTAAAGCTGATGGTGATTCCCCCCAGACCCCAGACAACCAAGAGTCCTCTACGGATGAACGGCCTGAGTGGTTACCAGAGAAGTTTAAGACTCCAGAAGATATGGCTAAGTCTTACGCTGCACTTGAAAAGAAAATGTCAGGCGGTAAAGACACCGAGCAAGCTATCAGTAAAGCTGAAGGTGACGAAACCCCTACTGAAATCCCCACCAATGAAGATGCTAAGGCCGTTGCTGACAAAGCTGGTTTAGACTTCGATGCTCTCCAAGTAGAGTACGGCAGGGATGGTCAATTATCTGATGAAACCTATGAGGTCATTAGTAAGTCTGGCATACCCCGCGATGTGGTTGATTCCTATATTGCAGGGCAAGAAGCATTAGCCTCAAGCCTACGTACTAACATGTTTAGCACTGTGGGTGGCGAAGAGAACTATGGCGAGATAATGCGGTGGGCTTCAAATAACCTTGAACAGGCTGAAGTCAATGCGTACAACAATGTCATGGGTTCTCAAGACCCCAATCAAATTCAATTGGCTGTTCGCGGCCTACACGCTCAATACCAAGCAGACACTGGAAGTAACCCTTCCTTAATCTCTGGTGAAACTACGGCAAATGCTGGTACTAAGTTTGAAAGCGTGGCACAGGTTACCGCAGCAATGCGTGACCCTCTATACAAGACTGACCCTGCATTCCGTAGGCAAGTCGAAGCTAAGTTAGCGCGTTCCAGCGTCATCTAGTAACCCTTTTGCCCCGACCCTGTTCACCCAAAAATCAGAGGTCACACAGAACTGGGGCAAATCTCCTCTACAAGCTCACAGCTAAACCACTGACAATTACATTGCTCCTGCGGGAGACAACACTGTGGAAGTCACGGAAAGGCCGAAGCCTCAAGAGAACATAACTTGAAACTTCAATCCTCTTCTAAGGACTATTAAAAATGAGTAACGCAACTGTTTCACGCCTAGGCCAAGTCAATGCCGCTGGCGATACTAATGCCCTATTTCTCAAGCTATTTGCTGGAGAAGTAATCACACAATTTGAAGAAAAGAACGTAATGGCTCCATTGCATTCTGTTCGCACAATCACTAATGGCAAGTCTGCCTCTTTCCCAGTAATGGGAACTGCCACAGCTTCATACCACGCAGTTGGTACTGAAATATTGGGCGGTTCAATCAAGGCAGCAGAGAAGGTTATCTCTGTCGATGATTTGTTAGTAGCACCCGCGTTCATCGCCTCGCTTGATGATGCCAAAAACCACTATGAAGTTCGGTCTACTTACACTAAAGAGTTGGGTAATGTACTGGCTAACACTTACGACAAGAACATCTTGCGCGTAATCGTTCAAGCAGCCCGCAGTGCTACAACTATTACTGGCGGTAACGCTGGTACTGTAATCACTAAGGCTAACTTCACTACCTCTGCAAACATCGTAGCAGCTTTGTTCGATTCTGCTGAGTCTATGGACGCTGATGACATTCCAGAAGATGAACGCTATGCCGTTGTATCTCCAGCTATCTACTACAAGCTTGCACAAGACACTACTGTCTTGAACAAAGATTGGGGCGGTGCTGGTGCATATGCAGATGGTAAAGTATTGCGTGTCGCTGGTATTACCATTGTTAAGTCTAACCACTTACCTACTGGCAACCAATCAGCAGTTACAGGTGAGAGCAACACTTACCACGCTGACTTCAGTAAGACTAAGGCTGTGGTATTCCACAAGTCGGCTGTCGCTACAGTTAAGCTAATGGACTTGGGCCTTGAGTCTGAGTACGACATTCGTCGCCAAGGCACATTGTTCGTTGCTAAATATGCAATGGGACATGGAGTCTTGCGTCCAGAAGCTGCTATTGAATTAGCATTGCCATAGGCATAAATCTGTTTCTAATTCTAGGAACACTATAGGGGAACTTCGGTTCCCCTTTTTTTCTTTTTTAAGGATTCACTACTATGTCCCTAACGCCTACAACTGAGCTAGAAGCAGTCAATACCATGCTCAATACTATTGGTGAAGCCCCAGTAAATACCTTGATTAACATGACCGCCATAGATGCAATCACTGCACTTTCTATACTGCAAAATGTTAGTCGTGCAGTACAAGTGGAGGGCTGGTTCTTCAATACAGAATACAACTACCCGATGACCTTAGATATAAATGGTCAAATCCCTTTGCCAACAAATCTACTATCAATTGACTCAACAGATTTATCAGATGCATATGAGTTAGTTCAGCGTGGAACACGGGCGTATGACCGCAAAAACCATACCTATACATTTTCAGCATCAGTGAAATGTAACATTATTCTTTTGCTTGCCTTCGATGAAATACCAGAGGTGGCACGTAACTATATAGCACTCCGTGCATCAAGAATTTTACAAGACCGATTACTTGGCTCTGACTCTTTACACGCTATGAATCGTGAAGATGAATACCAAGCTTTAATTTCTCTACGTCTTATTAATTCTGAAAATGCTGACTTTAACATTCTGACAGGTAACTCTTCTGTCACCAGAATCCTAACGAGGTAAGACATGGCACTTGTAACTAGCTCAATACCTAACCTCGCTAACGGGGTATCACAACAAGCCCCCAGTGTTCGCCTAAACTCTCAGGCAGAAGAACAGGTCAACGCATTTAGTTCAGTCATTAGCGGTCTTCGTAAAAGACCACCAACACAATACTTAGCAACACTACTAACAAATGCGTTAGCGAATGGTAACTATTTTATCCACGTTATTAATCGGGATATTACTGAGCGTTACATTGTCATTGCAGATAATACCAACATCAGAGTGTTTGATTTTAATGGTGCAGAAAAGACAGTTAACAAACCTGCTGGTTATGCCTATCTAAGTTCTGGCAATCCATTATCTGACTTTAAAGCAGTCACTGTTGCTGACCATACTTTTGTATTGAACAAGTCTATTACTGCAACTGTCACAGCAAGCACCTCCACAAGTGAAACTTCAAATGCTCTTGTCCATGTGAAGATAGGAAACTATGCAAGCGTCTACAGGGTATTTATAGACAATGTGCAAAAAGCCGCATATACAACAAGTGCGACTGATAAAGCTACATTGCAGACTGACCACATTGCAAGTCAACTTTTTTCTCAGTTATCCCTTAATACCAGTGGGTATTCTTTAGGTCTTCGTGGTTCTACTATATTAATTTCAAAAGCAAATGGCTCAGAATTTACGTTAAGGACTGAAGATTCATCAGGTAACACAGCCCTCATTGGTATTAGAAAGACAGTTCAAAATTTCTCTGATTTACCAGCACGTGCCTTTGATGGCGTGATTATTAAAGTCAATGGTGATGAAAGTTCAGATGCAGATAATTACTACGTTAAATATGTTTCTGGTAATGACTCTCAAGGCTATTGGGAAGAGACTGTTCGGCAGACACACGACACAACAGTGACAGCCACAACTCTTCCGTGGAAGCTAGTGAGAGAAGCTAATGGCACATTCACATTTACTAACAATGCATGGGAAGGGCGAACTGTTGGTGATTTTGATTCTTCACCAGACCCCAGCTTTATTGGCAGAAAAATAAATGATGTGTTCTTCCATAGAAATCGTTTGGGTTTCATTTCAGATGAGAATGTAATCCTGAGTCGGTCAGGGGACTACTTTAAGTTTTACCCTGAGACAGTCACCACTGTGTTAGACACAGACCCTATTGATGTGGCAGTGAGCCACACTAAAGTATCTATTCTTCGCCACGCTATTCCCTTTAACGAGACATTGCTTTTGTTCTCTGACCAAACTCAGTTTATGTTGAGTGCAGGTGACTCTTTGACTCCAGCTACTGTGTCCATAAATCAGACTACTGAATATGAATCTAGTCTACAAGCAAGTCCTATTGGTGCTGGTGAGTATGTTTACTTCGCCACTAATCGTGAAGGCTACGCAGGTGTTCGGGAGTTCTTCGTGCAAGCAGACACTTCGTCTAATGTTGCTATTGATGCGACCCTCAATGTCCCTCGTTATATAAAAGGCAGTGCTACTGCATTGGTAACGAGTACAAACGAAGACATGTTGTTTATGTTGACTGATGGCACACACACCACGCCTACTTGTTATGTTTATAAGTACCTTAGACGCGATGGTCAAACTCTTCAAATGTCTTGGTCTAAGTGGGAGTTCCCACATACTAACCGAATACTAAACATATCAGTCATTGAATCCACTGCTTTCTTTTTAATGCAGAGGGGAACTTCAATCATCCTTGAAAAGATGCAATTGCAAGAGAATCCCGAAGTCACTAATTCAGGAAAGATGGTTTATATGGATAGTCTTGCTGCTGGTTCTAGTCCAGCTACTAACCAAGCAACTTTTACTGTTGATGGTCAAAGTTTTGTTGGTTATCCATACACCATGTCCTATACGTTTTCTACTCAGTACAAAAAGACTAATGGTTTAGGTGGTAGTCAGGTGACAGATACCTCTGGTCGTTTGCAGTTAAGAAACTTTAAGCTCCTCTACAAAGACACAGGAATGTTTGACGTGACTACTGTAACAAACAGTGGGCAGTCTCACTCCTATACCTTCAGTGGGCCTTCTTTAGGTCTACTAACTTTGGGAACTGTTGCTGAAGTCACAGGAGAGTTTAAATTCCCTGTGCTATCTAAGAATGACCGCATCGCTATTACAGTAAATAACAGCACACCTTACCCATCTAGTTTTCAATCTGCTGAATGGAAGGGTTTCTACACAACCAAGTCTGGGAGAATTTAATGGAAGCTAAGGTACGTCTGGCAACCATTAATGACTGTAATAACTTAGGCCCACGCTTGAGGGAAGCTGACAAGAAAGAGTTGAAAGCTTCCTGTGGTCTTGGCCCTGTAACTGCATTAACTCTGTCCCTAAAAGGTTCAGTAAATGCTTATGTCTTGGCTGATAAAACTGATGCTGCTGTGCTTATGTTTGGCGTAGTAGCTTCCCCCCAGGATTCTGTTGGAGTGCCTTGGATGCTAGGCAGTAATGGCATCTACAAACACACTAGAAAGCTCACTACTGAGTGCAAGATGTGGTTGGAGTTTATTCATAAAGACTACGACCTCTTGTTTAATTATGTCCACTCAGAGAATCCCAAAGCTATCCGTTGGCTTCAATGGATGGGCTTCACAATGGTTCGCCTTATTCCTGACTATGGAGTGGGCAAACAACCATTCTATGAATTCGTAAAGGTAAAATAAAATGTGCGACCCGATGACTATTTTAGCTGTTGGAAGTGCCGTGGTTAGTCACGGAGAAAAGCAGCAACAAGCTACTGCACAGAACATAGCTACACGTAATAACTACATGCAGCAAACAAAACAGGCTAATTTAGCAACCCTTCAAAACCAAGAAGCTGCATCAGACAAACTCTTCCGAGACACTATATCAGCACGTGAAGCCCAAGCTAGTTATGCAGCTTCAGTTGAAGGCATGAGTGGCTCAATTGTTGGAAGAATTATGCGAGATAAGAAAGCTGTTGAGGCCCGTAATAAGAACAACATTGATAGAAACTTTTCAAACCAATTGCAGCAAACGCAGTACGAGCTAGAGGGCTTGCGAGTCCAATCCAATGGTCGCAGAAAACGCGCACCCAGCTTACTAGCTACAGGGTTAGAAATTGGAACTGCTGTCTATGAAGGTGGTTACTTTGATAACCCCTCACAACAAACAGATTACACAGAATATTAAGGAACAAAAATGGCGACTAATACTGGCATCGAGGTGACAGCACTTCGCCCTGCGGCTTCGGCAGGGGACTTCTACGTCCGACCTGAAGCAAAAAATTCTGGCATAGCACAGGGTCTTGAGAGACTTGCTGGAACTATGGGTAAGAAGAAAGAATTAGAAGACGCTGCACGTGCAGAATACCTCTCTCTTTCAGACAGTCTTGATGCAACTAATGTGGATGCTTTGCACAACATGCAAATGTACGCCCATGAATCACCAGCCGTACAAGCACGTATTTTAGAACTACGTGGACAAAAAGCAGCTAACCGATTTAGCACAGATACAAAAGCTGCATGGAATAAATGGAAGACGACAGCCCCAGCAGATGGGAGCGGAATAGACCAATTCTTTGCCACTCAAAAAGAATCTTTAGCTGAATCTTTAAATGGTAATCAGTACATGGTTGCTGGTGCTATGGGTCGCATGAGAGAAACTGAGTCTTCACTTCGCGCACAACACAGCAGTTACCTAGATTCACGTATACGTGGTGATGCTGTGACACTTATGGATGAAAATCTTGGTAGCGTTCTGCTATCTGTACAAGATGGAAGTACATCAAGAGAAGTTGGGATGGCTCAAGTCCAATCAATCATAGACGACACAGTAAACACTGGAGTTGTAAGCAGACCAGTAGCAGCTAAAAATACTTTTGATTCTTTTATAGCCGCATACAAACAGACAAATAATTGGTTTGCACGTGAACTCGCTGAGAAAAGTATCTATGCCACTGGGCCTAATGGTAAGAAAGTCACAAACATTAAGGCGATTGCAGCCTTAGAAGAAGCTGACGATTACATTGCTGATGAACAGGCTAGAGAAGACAGGGAAGCTGCGACTGCTGCAATAGCCCAACAGAAGGTAGACGTTCAAACAGCGTGGAATAATTACTACACTCTCACAGCTAGTAATCCTAATAAACCTGTACCCCCAGAAATGATTGTTGCCTTAACAGGTGCTGGCGTTTCTATGTCCACCATTAACACACAACGCAAAGCTGTTATGGAGAAAGATGACGTTCTTTACAACGATACATTTAAGCAAAATTCAATTGCAGTTTTAGCGCAAATTCAAAATGGAATGTTTAATCCTGCTGGCAGTGGAATTAACTTAAACACTATGGCTGAAATGATAGGTGCAAGTTTTCTCCACCCAGATGATGCCACGTCTGTTATGGCTGCTTTAAAGACTGCTGAAAATTCAACACCTCTACTTCATGGTGTTGAGACTAAAGGTTTTAAAAAGCAATTAGTAGACAGGTTAAAGAATAGTTTTATGGTTCAAACACCGCAAAATGCTGCGCTTGTTGAAGCACTAGAGATTGAGTTTGACATGGCTTTTATTGAAAAAGTAGAAGACCACTACAGTGTTGAAGGTGCAGTAAAACCTACCACTGAACAGTTAAGGGTTTATCTAAAAGAAGCAAAGGCAGACATTCAAGAGTCTCAGGCTGCTGTAAAGCAAAAGGCACTTGAGAATTATGAATTTGTGCAGGGCATACAAGCCAGTGCTGAATTATCTAAGGACGGAATGTCTGTCTTTAGTGATGATTCTGAGATGGATGATGTTGAGAAGGTATTCAATACAGCCAGTGGCCCTTCTCTTTTAGCTAAATTACTAGACGACCCAAATCAATTAATGTCGTTTCGGCTAACACCAGATGATGATGTAACACAGGTTCAAGCTTGGAAAGTTTTGGATGTTTTGGCTGAAGGAAATGGCGGCTTTCATGTGTGGTACAAAGAAAACAAGGCACATTACACTAGGGCGCAATAACTATGGCTACTGAATTAGAAGAAACAATTTTTACTCCAGAAGACTTTGATACAACAGCAAGCTCTTTTAATACCGATGTCCAAAAAGTATTTACCCCAGAAGATTTTAAAGTAAAGACAGAAGATGACTACCTAACAGAAGACAGCTTTTTAGCTGACGCTAAACTACTGGCTGACTATCTTCCTGTCCTTCCACCTGATGGTGGTGGTGCAAGCTACATGGAATCTATACAAGGACAACCTGTAGTTGGTGGAAGACAGATTGGGCTTGATGAAATGCAAGCTGGAATGGAAGCGGCTAGAGAAAGCTACGCACCTAGTGACCTTGAATATACTAAGGGCATGATGGACGCTATTGGGCAGATTCAATGGAACCTACCTGACCTAGGCTTAACGGCTATGGGTGTCAGTGATTGGCCTGAAGAAGCTCAGATGGCTTTGATACGAACCATGCAAATCTATGATGATGTTCCTACAGAAGCTAGGCATTATCTTAGAGCAGCAGAAGGAATCGCTTCAGACCCTTCGACTTACATAGGCTTTGGCTTTTTCGCTCAAGCGTTAAAGAACATTGCTCTAAAAGGTGGGGCTGTAAGTCTTATTAAAAGCTTAGTATCCAAGCCTGTCCTTGGCGCAACTGCGGTTGCTGCTATTGAGGGTGGTGCTTATACGGCTGCTGATGACTTCGCTAGGCAAGGCATAGAAAACAAAGGTGACTTCTCTAAGACAGACACTACACGTTTAGCTAAAGCTACTGGTGTAGGCACTGGTTTTGGTGGTGGCATTGGTTTCTTTCTAAGCAAAGTTCTTGGCCCTAAAGTAGTCAAAAAGGTTACCAATGAACCAGATAATCTTCTTGATGCACCTACTGATGCTGTCGATGTAGACACTTTGGAAGCACTGCCACAGACTACTGACATTGATGTAGATTCCTTAGAAGCACTTCCACAGTCTAACGACATTGATGTAGATGCTTTAGAAGACCTACCGCAACTCGATGACATTGTTAATACTTCTGTTGATTTACCTCCTGCTGTTGTAGATGAACCACTTAGTGGTGAACTGTTAGATGATGGCACAGGCACGAATGTGTCCACTAACGCACAACGTGGTGCGCTTGATGAAGGCATAGAACAGCCAGTTGATGGTGATATTGATTCCTTAGACAACGCTGAAGTCATTGGTGAATCTGGTATAGGTGAAGATTGGCGACACATGTATGAAGGTGAACAAACCTTCAATACAGACCGCCTTGAGACTCTTGATGATGTTAAAGCGTTTATAGAATCATCTTCTGCTCATTGGGAAAATGTTCGTCTACGTGACGTTGATGGAAATCCAGATGGTGTTGAAACTTTAGAAAGTGCTAGGGCCAAAGCTTCCGATGAAGCTGAGAAGCTAAAGGAAGAAACGGGTGGTGACATCAGTGAAATCCTTGAGCAATACAAAGATGATAATGTTGAATTACAGAAGATTCGTCACAGAACCCAAGCACTTCGTCAGCTTAATTTATCGTTAGGCGAGCGTGTTTTGGAACTGGCTGAGAAGCAAAAACATGGGGGTGGTTTACTCCATGAAGAAGCTGCTGAATTTGTAGAGAAGACAGGTTTGTTTGCCAACACTATGGAACTCACGAAGTTAGCTTCAAGAGAATTTTCCCGTGGTCTTGGTAACTACCGAATGATAATGAAAGGTGACCCTACATTGATGGAAGGTCTAAGAACAGGCCAAGCCTTTGGTGACATTGGAACTCTTGCTGAAACCATTCTATCTATGACTTCTGCTGGCAAAGGTAAGATTAACTTGAAGGGGCTTAAAGAAGCTACCAACAAGATTAAAGACCCTACGTTCCTTGATGAAGTTATTCGTTTACGCTCTGCAATGATGTTGTCTGGCCCTTCTACTATTGAAGCGGCTGGCTTGTCTAACATGGCTAAGTTATGGACTGAACCCTTCGTTGAATGGGTTGGTCATCTAGGCCGTGGTTCTGCCAAGAAGAAAGCACGTGTTCGTGCAATTGCTCAATATGCAGGTAACAGACGCTTCTTCTTTTCATCATGGAAACAGGCAGCTAAAGCTTGGAAGAATGGACAGCATATTACTGACCCATTCATTACTAAGGTTGAGAATCAGACTGATAATTCGTTAGCTAACATGAGTTGGGCAAGGCGTAATCTTTATGAGCGAGGTGTTAACTTTGCACATTTAGCCCTGCTATTTCTTGATGAAGGTATAAAGTCTAATCGTGCGCGTTCATTAATATATGCTGATACTTTTTCAGAAGCTGCCGAACAAGGTTTAGCTACTAAAGGTGATGCCTTTGAAGCACTACTTCAAAAGAATCTTGACGCTAAGATTGATAAGAATGGAATGCTTCGTGACGCAGAAATCTTACGAGAAATCCGCGAGACTACATACACCTCTGACCTTGAAGGCACTGTTGGTAAAGCTGTGACTGCCATAGCAAACTTAGGTGGTGGCTGGGGTAGATTAATCGCTGTTCCCTTTATTCGTGCGCCTATTAACATTGTATCTGAAAGCTTAATGTATATTCCTGGCACTAAAATATTCTCTGCAAAACAGAAGAATATTATGACGAAGGGGTCACCCATAGCTAAAGCTAAACTCAAGGCGCGAAAGCAACTTGGTACTGCGGCTGTCCTAGGAATCTACTATGCGGCTGAAGAAGACTTAATAACTGGAAGTGGCCCTGCTGATTACAAGCTAAGGGCAGATTGGAAAGCAATGGGTTATGAACCTAACTCTATTCGTGTTGGTGACGAGTGGGTGAGCTATGCAAAGCTTGGCCCTATCGGTTTGCTTATAGGTTTAGTGGCTGACGTTAACTGGATTACTAAGAAAGATTTGTCTGGTACTAATGTTGTAGATGCAACCAGTGAAGTTCTAGCAGCCTCTATTTTTGCTGTTACAAACAACGTGCTTAACAAAGCATACTTTTCTTCAGTCAGTGGTTTAATGGATGGTTTGCAAAGCCCTGACACGCTTGGAACAAAGCTACAAAGTTGGTTCTTATCATTCACCCCTAACGTACTGAATCAGATGAACAGTGACTTGGAGTTAAAAGAAGCTACTTCCATGATGGAAAAGCTTCAGAGAAGAATACCAATTTGGTCAGAAAGCCTAGGTAATCAGTATGACCTGTATGGTCGTGTGATAACAAAACCAGCCCATGATATTCCTGTCTATGGTTACATGTTTAAGAATCGTGAGATTGTTAAAGATGCTGTTGCAGAAGAAGTCTATCAACTAGGCAATGGACTAGACAAAGCGATACTTGCCAAACCTTCGTATGCATTGGGAGTCACTAATACTGACTTCAGAGAAGTATATGATTATGGTGAAAGTGAATCAGTTTATGCCAAGTACAATCGTATTATTGGTGAGACACGCGACCCGAATACTGGTCTTGATTTACATTCAGCTTTAGAAAGTTTTATAAACAGTCCTGACTATCGTCTGCTTCCTAATTCAACTTTAGGTGACATCACTCCTCCTAAAGTAGCGGTGATTAAGAAAATTGTTAATGGTTACAGGAGAATGGCTCTGGTAGAACTTTCAAGAATATCTCCAGCCTATACGCAGGAACAAAATGCTCGATTTGAAAGAATAGAAGACATCTTTCAGTAACCCCAATAAGCCCCTCAATCGAGGGGTTTCTTTTACCCCCTATTTAAACCATAGAGAAATAATATGGCCTTATCCTTTGTGACATACACAGGCAATGGCAGCAATAGAATATTTAACTTAACTTTTACCTACCTGCAACAGGCAGACGTTAGTGTCAAAGTTAATAATGTTGCTGTCACCTTTACATTCCTAGACTCAGCAAGAGTCCAGACATCAGTAGCACCAGCTTCTGGCGCATTTGTAGAAGTTCGTAGAACATCTTCACGCACAGCTAGAGTTGTTGATTTCCAAGATGGTGCTGTATTAACAGAAGCAGCACTTGATGGTGATAGCAACCAACTATTCCAACTAACACAAGAAGCCTTTGATGCTTCTGAAACTGCACTTCCCTTAGTCTTCGACCAGACTTACGATGCAACAACTAAGCGCATTAAGAATGTAGCTGACCCAACTTCAGCACAAGATGCTGTCACTAAGAACTGGGCAGAGACATCACAGACATCTTCAATAGGTATTGCAACTACTAAGGCTTCTGAGGCTAGCTCTTCTGCTACAGCAGCAGCTAACTCTGCAACAGCTAGTGCAAACTCTGCATCTGGTGCAGCTAGTTCAACCACAGCAGCAGCAAACAGTGCAACAGCTAGTGCAACCTCAGCTACAGCAGCTTTAGCAAGTAAAAATACATCTGCTGCTCAGGCAGCTATATCAACCACTAAAGCAGGTCAAGCAGCTAGTTCAGCCACAGCAGCAGCAAACAGTGCGACTGCAAGTGCATCATCTGCCTCAACTGCATCTACTCAAGCTGGACTTGCGACTTCCAATGGAGCAGCACAAGTTGTTCTAGCGACTGCTCAAGTTGTTCTAGCGACTGCACAGAAAGCTCTAGCAACCACAAAAGCATCAGAAGCCAGCACATCTGCCAATAACGCAG